AAGCTACACACAGGTGAAGACCCTTACCCATATCAAATAGACCATATCAATAGAAAGCGTAGTGATAATAGAATAGTTAATTTACGCCTTGCTACACATAAGGAACAGATGTCTAATCTGAGTATGAATAAGAATAATAAGACGGGTTATACTGGTGTACGTAAGAAAGGTAAAAGGTATGAAGCTATGCTTACACGTAACAAGAAGCAGCATCATATAGGTATGTTTGATACACCAGAAGAGGCACACAAAGCTATCATTGAGAGTGATGTATACAACAGCTAACCATGTTTATTTGTACATTTAAATACATATATATTAGTACAGAGAATTGGGGCACGTTACATTGTATAACATCTACGTTATTAAAAATCTTAAAAACGGGCACCAGTACATTGATTACACTGAAATGCAGCTGAATAAGAAATGGAAGGAAATATTACAAAAATACAAGGATGAAAACAGTGCTCTATTTATGTCACTTAGATATTACGGTATTGACAATTTTAAGATAAGCATACTAGAGGAATACTATACTAATGATATAGCTGATCGTATGGAATACTGGTTCAACAGATACAAGCCAGAATACAATCAACGGGTAATAGAGTTCAATCATGTAGCTCAAAAGAAATGCACCAGTAAGCTCAAATGGGGTTATCAACGTACTAAGAAACCTTCACATAAACATGAGTCAAACATTATCAAATGCCGTAATATAGAGACAGGTAAACTTAAGACATTACATGGTTGGAAAGCTGCTGCTGAGTTTTGTAATGGTAGAACTGAATCAATTAAAAGAGCCATAAAGCGAGATGGTACTGCTTACGGTTACAAATGGTGGATCTATAAGAAAGCAAAAGACATTAAACGTAAAGTATACGGTATTCATAAAGAAGGGCATGTTACCCCGATCTTTGATTCTATTACTGAAGCTATGAGAGCCATGGGTGAAGAGGATAGAGGTAAAGGCATCTGTACCTCTCTTAAATGGAATCAACGTTGGAAAGGTTATATGTGGTTCTATGCTGATCTAGACTAAGGCTTTGGGTCCAACTCTGGATAACAAGCTAGGCTTTGAGTCTGTGCTGATTCATCAGAACACCAACGTTCAAATGATTCAGCATCTCTCTCAATCACATATAGGTTCATAGCTACAACAATAGTAGCTCCTATTATGGCATATGGTAGATAGTTTAGTTTCATCATAGTTGTGTTGGTGGTACATAAGGTCCTAACTTCCATCCCCTCTCGCAGAACTCGCAATCTAAGCCATAGTGATCATCCTTTATGTGTGGATGCCAGGGGTGGTATTCAGTACAGAACTTAGTACATTCCCACCCTTGATGGCATTTATCACATCCTTCACCGCCATTACATAGATTACATAAGCTGTAAGACTTATCACTCATCGCTGATTGTAATAACGTGATGTAATACGGTTTGAACGTTGATAAACAGTAGCAGTGGTGAACAATCCTACCATTCCAATGATAGCAAGGATGATTGTGGTTTCAGTCGGCATTGAGTTCCTCGTTTGTTATTTGATTAGTATAGCAGGAAGATTGGTCTGGTTTTATAGGTATGTGACAGTTAAATAATTGGTGACTATAGCCATCATTGCCCCGTTCCCATTCTGAACATTGGCATGGTGAGCAATGACATAACTGACACTCATATGGATCATGTGATTCGTTGATTGACTGATACATAATTAGAGAGCATATGAGCTCCAATTGGTTCCATTCATTATAATATATTGGGTGCTATAGCCACACCCCCTAAATGGGGGATAGACTAGCTGATGTTCCAATTAGAACACACACAGGGGTATTCAGAGCATACAGGGCAGGCATGTGGGGCATAATGCTTTGGAGTTGGTGGTTCTGGTTTAACCTTTGGCTTTCTACCAAAGATAAGACGGTCAGCAGCAAAGGAGCAATTAACACATATAAGTGCTCCAATAGGTGCTGCTTGATGGAACTTCCATCCCCTATGGTTGATTAATGAACTTACAATGATAGCATTTAGACCAGCACCTAAAGTGAGTGCTCTTAGCCAATAGAGCCCATAACGTTTCATTTACATGCAATAGCGGTTGTACATAGAATTTAGTTCAGTAGCAGAATAGTTCTCTGCGGCATAGAATGCTTCAATCTCATACTTAATATCAGCATGGCGATCAGCACCATAAGCATCAATGTAGGAGTTCATAATTCTCATGGTATTCACAACACCATAGGCATCAATTACCTCTTCTTGACTGGTGAATACTGTATCAAATTCCTGGTCATCCTTGGTGCCTGCCATACAATCTTGAATGATATGAAAACCTTCATGACGGATGGTATCTAAATCATTAGCAGTCCAGTTTGTTACATCACTATTCACACGGTTGTCTTGACATACAACTAGGTAACGTGTGTTATCAAATACACCATAAGCACCATTACGGGCACTACCATCAAAACAGGCTTCTGCTGGTGTGTTGATGACTACTTCAACTCCATCATTCACCATTGTATCTACAAAGAGTTGATGATCTGCTGGGAGTGGTGCTGCAAGAGCAGGACCAGCAATTGCCATTGAAGCTAAGAGTGTGGAGATAAATGCTTTCATGATTAGATAGAGTTGTTACAGTAGGTGTTGACAGTAGTTTGAACAAACTCTTGTGTGTTAGGACCTTTTGATCTCCACGCACCTGAGTTACAATCAATGGTGATTCTCTCACCACCTTTAGGACCAATGATCAGAACAATGTCTTCTTCAAGTGTATCAGTGAGGCAATAGTCCATACCGTTAATTACACCACAAGACACGCGGGTCTGTGCTTGTGCTGGTAGTGTGGAGAGCATCAAGACCCCCGCTAGTAGTAGTGGTCGCATTGGGTGGTTTGCTTTGCTTGTTGAATATAGTATAGCAATAAAAAAGCCCCTGTGGAGGGGCAGTGGTCAGTTTAATTAGTGTCTATGATGACTCCCAAGCATCTTGATTATGTCCCATTCTTCTTTATATACTACTAAGCACAGGTCCCCTATCATTCCATCATCCTTATTCTTTGTGCATATGGTGAGATATATGTCATCGATGAACCGTATCTCACCTACACTTCCCTTATACTCAACTAATATACCTAGTGCTGGTGAAAATGTCATCCCATATCCCTCATTAGTGCTTTAAGTGTGGCTATCTCGGCTTCTAATTCAATAATCTTACACTTTAATGTATCTATAGTATTGAGTGCTTCAATACTCTCATCATCGTGCTGTTCGTATAGTTTATTAGTCATTATCTCTCACCGCATCAAGTGGACACGTTGTTGCTACCATAGCAACAGCAATTGCTCCCAATCCCCTACCATTAAGCACTGCCTTTCTAATAGCAGCTGATGGGTATTTATCGTGCATCTCACTATATGCTAGTAGAGTTGCTTTTGTATCATTTAAGCCATTACGCTTGTACTCACAATAGCGTGGAGCCATTGAGTTGAGTAGCGTGATAAGGGATAGTTCAATCATTTGGAAATTAAAGCGGAGAAAACAGCGAGCCATGCTCCAAAAATAAGCGGAACATAAAATACAATTTCTGACCAAGGACTTTCAAGTCTATTAGATAAAGAAATCCATTTTTGAAGCAAAACAAATATGGCGTAGTAGACTATGCCACCAATCAGCAACGCAAAAAGTGCTACTTCAGAAGCTTCTAATGGAGTATAATGTACTGTACTGAATAGTTGAATCATTTGGAAAAGAATGTGTCTAGAGTACTAAAAACCTCTTTTTTAGCAGTTTTACTTGCACGCTTGGTGCTAGTGGTCTTGGCTGCTGTTTTTACAGGTTTTTTGGTTTTTGATGCTTGAGATGCCTTGGTACCACTAGCCTTCCTAGTACGTTTGGGTGCTAGTGGGTCACGGGACATAGGAGCTGCCCCTTTCATCACATCAATTTTGCCTTTGGTGATTCTATACCTTTCTAGGTGTTTAGTCAAGTGAAACTCACACTGGAACCAAGCAATAGTCCCTAGTCCTTCAATAGGCTCAAGCATTTGTAGCCTGTAGCCAAACTCCTTACCGTGAGGGAATAGCTCTTCTTGTGTTAGTTTAGGTTGCTTTGTTTTACTCATTTTGAAGAAAATAGACATTTAATGAAAAGTTCAGCATATACTGAAAGAATATACAATATAATACAACCAATTATGAAACCTAGAGAGCATGATAAGAATATTACCCATGGTAAACCTTGATACCAACATATCGCAAATGCACCTCCAATCATATGGAATGATTGAACCGCATAATCGTTTCTTTTTTTAATTTTATACATGGAGTTAGTCATCAGATGTTTTATGGTTTAGTAGTTGCTTGGAAGTGTAGCAATTAGTAGAAGTATACTGGTTTATACCTATGCGCCACTCTTCTTCGTAAATAGCAGCTTCCAATGCTTTTTCATAAGTCTTGAAGTAGTAAGAACCATCACACATACGGTCTTCCCAAAAGAAAGAATACTTTGGTTTGTAGTGAACTTCATATAGTGATAAATTCCGACTACGTACTATTCGGTACTTGGTTGTTAGAAAGTGATTAATCATTAGATGTCGCAATAGTTGGCGTAAGGATCTTCGGTGTAGTTAGGCTCTGTATTATCACTTGCGTTATATAACTCTGCTGCAATCTTGCGCCTCTCATTGTCCTCGGCATCATTCATCTCAATAGCATTGAGAGCATACAGAATAAGATCAACTTGGGTGATTGTGAGGTTATAACCACCCCTA